GGGCGCAACCTTACTTGTTCCCGGCTGTGAGAATTGGACTCTTGGAAATGGAAGCGAAACTTAATTTAATGGGATTTAAAAAGGTATAAGAATTTTTATGAAAGACCCTTCAGGATTAATACGGACATGGCTCTACGGGGTACTTAACGCGACGGTTACTTATAACGCTGTTACTGTTCCTGTTTATTCATTTGTCCCGAAAGATGCTGCTATGCCTTATATCCTGATAGCAGAACAAACCGGAGACCCCGAAGGCGGAACAAAGGACGCATGGATAAATAAGCATGACATAACTCTAGAGATTTACGTCAGTTCAAAAGGGAATGATGCTTCTTATGTTCCTTTAAATACGATTGCAAATAGCGTAATGTTGCTTGTGCGTACGCGCGCGAAGGTGACAATCGACAGCGGATTTAATGTAGTTTCCTGTACCTCTTCGGGACTTGTTACTACTTCATTTGTTGGCGAAACAGATATAATTTTATACAAGAGTTTGATAATTAGTTTAGTAATTGAAGAAAAATAATTTAATACCTTAATACAATGGCAGTTATAAATGGTACGGCCTACGCCGTTTGGAATGGAACAGAAAGACTCTGGTCTTGTGATTCCTGTGGACTTAATGTCGATGTTGATCTCGCAGGGGCAACTACAAAAGAAGATGGCGGCTGGGAGAAACATATTAACGGACTTCGGAAATGGTCGATTGATTTCTCCGGGGTGTATGAAGACCTGGGGGGTAGTGCAGTACTAATGACTCCTGCCGAGATCCTGGCAGCTATCATCGCACGCACGGCTGATGCTGATGTAGCATTTAAACCAACATCAGGAACAACGACGACAGGATGGAAAGGTAATGGGACATTCCAGAGTATTAAAATTGATGCTCCACTGGAACAACCTATTAAGTTCTCCGGTACGATTGTTGGTAACGCACCGCTTACAGTAGTTGCAATTGCTTAAGTCATGGCAGTAATTAACGGAACGGTCATGTTACTCTCCTCAGAGGGGGTAAATATTGCACTCCAGCGGGGCGTTTCGTTGGGGGTTAATCTTAATCTTGACGATGCAACAAATAAGGAATCAGCAGGATGGGCGCAGCATATCTCAGGAATGCTTAATGCCTCTATTGATTTTGATGCATTGTTCTCAGCGGCAGCAACGCCGGTTATGTCTGCAAAGGATCTAATGGATTATATTCTGAATAGAAAATCCCTTCTAATCTCAATTCTCGGGCTCGGTTACCCGATTGTCGGGGAGGCGGATATGTCATCTTTGAAATTTACGGCACCACTTGAGCAGACAATGACTCTTTCGGGCAGTCTGAAGGTCAATGGACCTTTGTTTGTGCTTTCCGCTGCTAAGGAATTTGGAACAGGTAAGATGGTTAATCTCGTTACTAATCCTGAAGGTGTAGGGCATGATTATGAGACTTACACTGTTAGTGGAACGGCCATTACTTCTGCTATCAATGCAGCCGGATCAGCTTTTGGCCACTCAAATAGCTTTGCAGTCGTTACAGGGGATGTCCTTAAGTGTGCGTTTTTCTTTACGAAGACATCAGGGGAGATACCAACTTGCATATTAACTGAAGTGGGTGTAGATGACCGTTCTAATTCAGGGGTGATTGTCGAAGGGCTTAATATTATTACTCTTACCGTAACACTTTCAGCTACCGTTGTACTGGCTTTCCGAAATACTGTTGCTGCTGCATGGAATACTACACCAATTTATCTATTCAAAGTATGAAATTAGCTTTTAAAGAAATAGAAACTAAGGGGTTTTTTAAGAAGACAAAAAGGGAAGTTATTATTGAACGGGAAGTTGAGATAACTCTTAATATAGCTACGCTGGAGGCTTTGACAAAGGATATGGGTATTGAACTGTATCAAATCAGTGAGCGAATAAAAAAAGAGGCTGACATCTTTATGATTGGATTGCTTTATCATGGGTATGTAATAGCATGTAAAGACAGATACGAGAAACTGAAATATAATAAAACGAATGCTATATTTTGGTATGAGAAGATGAATAAAGAAGCACAATCAGAGTTACTTGAGAAGATTGATCTCTTATCTGGCGAGATAGAAAAGATGAGCGGTAAAAAAAAAAGTAAAAACGACATTTAAAGATTTACGTTCTTTTGCATTAGGGGAATTACAATGGTCACTTGATAGGTATTTACATTCAACAATCTATGAATACAATGAGGCTGCAAATGGTTACTGGAGAATGTGGGAATGGGAAATGTGGCGCACCCGTGAAGTGGTGTATGAATTAATCATGGCAAGCCAGTTCTATAAAAATGAGGATAAACCAAAAAATAAAAGTGGTGTATATAAATTAAGTATCGATGAAAAAAAGATTAAGGAAATAAAGAAAAGGCCGGAGATAACACCAGAAGATATTAAGATGTTCGAGCAGATACAGTATAACAAAAAGTAAATGGATGAGTTTAAAGCGAAATTAGGACTTGACAATAAACCCTTCCTTGACGGGATGGCGAAAGCTGAAACGGGGCTGGGTGGCTTAGGTAAGAAGATAGGCAGTATGATTAATCCTATTACTTTACTTACTGCCGCTTTTGCCGGGGTCGTTAAGTGGTTTGCCGGAACTGATACAGGGGCAAAGGCTTTAAATATAACTCTTACTGCACTTGGTCAGACAATGACCGACATCTTTAATCTTGATAAGTCACATGGCGCTGAGGCTGTTTACTACGCTAAGAAACAAAGTGATATTATCGCAGGCGAGGCACGAGAATTGTTTCTGGCTTCAAAGATGCAAAGAGAGTTAAATAACCTGAGAATAAGTGCTGCTGAAGAAACTAACCCGACATTAAGACTCGCAGCACTGAATAAAGTAAAAGATAAAGAAGCCGAATTAAAAGCATTCCGATTAAAGAGCGCTACTGAGTCAAGGGATAATTTAATGGGGTTATATCTTTTAGACCTTGATAACACAAAGAAAAAAGAAGCCTATTATGCCGCTGCTATAAAAGTACAGGACATCAAAGGGTCGGATAGTTTACGAATTGAGACGCAGATCACCTCGGAACTAACTCAACAGATCCAGCGGGCAAGAGACTTGGAAGATGCTTTCACTGCTATCCCCCCGACACTTGCAGAGATGAAGAAAGAAATGGGTGAGATTACCAAGATTATGACAGAGGATTTAGGAAGCCCCGGACCTTCTGTATTCTCACCAAAAGGATTTCGTTTAACTGATAATAAAGGAAAATTATCCGGCAAACCCACAGGAGGCAATGCAACAACGGCAGCAAGTATGGCGGCTGAAGTGCAAAAGTTTAATGATGAGACAGCGGCCATGATTAAGATGGATGATCTTCAATTAAGACTTCAGGAGGCATTATCTTCAATGCGTGACATGGCAATAGATTATGGTGCTCAGATCGCAGAGGCACTTGGCGAAGCACTCGGAGGGGGTGATACTAAAGAACTCGGGAAAGGGTTATTACTAAGTCTTGCAAATTTCCTTTCACAGTTTGGTAAGATGTTAATAGTTGCAGGTTTGGGAATACAGGCTTTTGCTGATGCAATGGCGACAGGTAACGCACCTCTGGCTATTGCTGCCGGGGTAGCTATGTTAGTGGCTGCCGGTGCTATTAAGGGGATGATGTCAAAGGCGGGTAGCTCAGGCGTGACCGGTTCTGGAGGTGGTTCACAGGCATCAATGCAACCGCAGACAATTAAAGTTATAGTCGAGGGAAAGATTTCAGGGAAGGATATAAACATTGCAAGCAGGCGCTATGTGGAGGACAACGGCTAATGGCATTTCAAACCAAATATTTGGTAGAGTTTCAGGATTATTTGAAATTACAGTGGAAAATTGAGTTCCAGACCAACCCGTGGGCGGGCGCCGTGACTTCTTTGACAGCTACGGGTGACCCTTTAAAGATTGAGTTCCTGAGTGATTCAGATGAATTTAATGAACCTATTCGTCCCTCGAAAACTATTATAAATGTTTATTCCATAACAGATTTTGCATTACTTGACTTTTATACTGATCAGGACTTTAGGAT